GCGTTCGATCCACGCAGAGTCCGCTTCCCGCCGTGCTTGGCAGCACAGCGCGGGCATATGTCTCCGGTTGATACACCGAAGACGAGGCTTGCCTGGATCTACCCCGCCGAACTACTGGTTATCGAGGGCCTGACCGCTCCCGTCATGTACCACGAGTTCATGGCATTGCCCAATGGGCCGATGCTATGTGGGAAGAGTTCACAACGCTTGTATACCGAGTGGGCTGTGAATTGCAAGGAAGGTGAGAAGTTGCACGGATTAGACTTCTCTGCGTTTGATTCCACAGTGCCGCCCTGGTTAATCCGGACGGCATTTGACATCCTACACCAAAACGTGGATTGGCTCCATTGGCGTGGTAAACCCACGACAAAGAGGTCACGCCAGAAATGGCGAAACGTTTGGGATGGGATGGTTTGGTATTTCATCAATACGCCAATCCTTATGCCAGATGGCCGCATGTTTCGCAAAGCACGCGGTGTACCATCTGGAACCTGGTTTACTCAGCTTGTTGACCGCGTTGTCAACTATATTCTCGTCGAATATCTAGCTAAGTGCCAAGGTGTAGCCATCAAAAACCTGAAGGTCCTAGGTGACGACTCAGCCTTCAGGTCGGCAACGGAGATGGATCTCATTCGAGCGCAACGCGATTGTGATCCAGTTGGGATGAACCTGAATGTTGATAAGTGCGATGTGACGGAGGATCCGACGGCTTTCAAGCTGTTGGGGACGACGTACCGCAATCAACGAGCACATCGTGAAGACGATGAATGGTTCAAACTGCTCCTATACCCCGAAAACCCACCTCCAGACATAGGTACATCCTTGTCACGTCTGGTCGGCTTATGGCTAGGTGGTGCTATGTGGTCCCATTCCTTCTGCCGTTTCATGAGTTACTATCAATCATGTTACGAGTGCCCGCAGGAGGGTCAATTTTCAAAGGACCAACGCCGGTGGCTAGAAATAGTCTACGGCGGGAAATCTCCCAAAGGGTGGACTACGAAGCGGTCCCTCTTCTGGC